AATATGTCAAGTGTTATCTTTATCTGGTATGTTATCACAGGTGTGGTAGTACCAACAGATGATGTTGATGGTCGTAAGATTTATACAATTGAAACTGACAAAGGTGTAATAGAGTATGCTTACAAAGGTGAGATACTCAATTACATTGAGTCAGGTTCATTTGTATATAATGAAGACTTAGAAGATTAATTTATAACATTATCATTTCTCTCATCCAAGCAGGAATATTACCAATATAAAAGAAACAAGGTGTAACAGTAGGGCTACGGTTTTACAATATGGTTACTGTCTTTTATTGAGATATATATCAAGAGTTGCAATCTTGTGAGAGAACTAAGTAGAAACAACAGCTCCCCAGTTTCTTGTTCTGTGCACAGGAAGGATTTATAAGGAGATAGCTTCAACCTGCTAAAAATACGGTCAGAGAGGGTAACCAAGCCTCTTGCTAATGCACCATTTCTACTTCCCAAGGGTAGACAGTTTGTAAATCTTGAATATTTAAACAAGATGTATGTGATTATATGGAACGTATGCCATACACACGGACTTTTAGGGTCCTACAACTGAGTGCAGAGGGGCATTTAACTTATAGAAACTTAATTAAACTATTATGAGCAAAGAAATTGTATACTGGACAACAAAAGATGGTGAGAAGATATCTATTGATGATATGGATATAAACCATTTGAGAAACTGTCTTAAGATGTTTGTACGTAAGATGGAAAAAGTACAAGCAGAAATTAAAGCAGAGAAATTAAAAGCAAAACCCAAGTTTCAAATACATGGTGATATTGCACAAGATATGATTGATCAAGGTTATCTGAATGAATATTTAGATGACCTTGGTTATGATGATAACTTCTAATTCAAACTTAAACTTATACTTATGATTAAAATTCACTTAAACTCAAGACAAGGACTGTTTACAGTCCATAGTTACAATGAAAGAACAATCACTGTAACTACTAAACACTTAAATTTCACAGTTCCTGTATCTGATTTTAAATCAATTGCAGGTGGTAATTGGAACTTTAGTGTATCTAAACAAGTTCAAGATAGATTTCTTCAGGTTGTTCAACCAGAAAAATATGCACTACAACTTCAACAAGAGCAACAAATCATTGCATTGGCTACTGCTATTGATAAACAAGATGAACTGATTAATCAGTATTATGCTTCTCATTCAAATGAAGAAGAAATTGTACATGATGATGACTTGTATGATCACCCAGAATATGATGATAATGATTATGATCAGTATGAAGATGATTATGCACCTGATGAACCTACCAAAGAAGAATATGAATCTTGGTGGAGACAAGAATCTGATAAGAATAATGAATTGAAGAACAAGATGAGATCAATTGCTCATCAAGTATATTCTCAGAATCTTGATTTTACCAACTTCACTAACCATAAAGGTATCAAGTTCATTATACAACAAGATTGGGATGAGGAATCATACAGATTTTGTTGGGATCCATATGGATTTGTAAGCAATGGTCATAGTGATATTAGCAGTATTTTTCAAGCTGATAGTTATGGTACAATCAATGGTGGTTGGATCAAAATGTTTGAAAATGATGTTGTTTTATACTACAAGTCAGGTGACTATGGAGTATATGATGATGCCATTGCTATGAAATGTGCAATGAAACTATTCCCAGGAAAGAATATCCATTCTTTTGCAGGAAGAGTATGGGATAATGAATTAGAAGAAAGATTCTTTGATTTACCATTCTAAAGATTACGAGAAAGGCAGTGATAGTCTGCGTATACCTGAGCAAGTAGAAAAAAGGCTCATTTTTTTAACTTATCAATACACTTAAAATTTAACTTATGGAATCTGTAACAATTATTGCCGGTAAAGAAATATATGATAGATGTCAAGAAATCATGAATCTATCACCTGAAATACAAAGAATCCGTTTTTATAAAATGGATTTTAATACAGGACCTTATACAAATAAGAAAGAAACTGATACTCATATCTATTGGTCTACTTCAATAAAGAAACCTATGTTTGAAAACAATAAGTTGTTTTTCAAAAGACAGACATTGCAAGGTATGACATATGATAAGAGTACAAAGAAGATTAAAATCTGGTTTGGTAATCATATTAGTGGTTTAAACCATGATATCTACAATGATGTTGCAAAAAACTTTGCACCCTGGTTAATGAATTTGCCACATAGTATTCGTACATTACTCAACAACACAATCTTTAGTAAGATCATATCTCAAAAGGTCAATAGTCCTCAAGAACTGGTTAATGAGTATTTAAAGACAAGTCCTTACAAGAAAATGAATGTTGACAAAGAATTGTTTTATAAAACATTTAATAACAATCTTTACAATCATTCACCAAAAATATTCAAGAACTATTTTTTATGTGCAAATGATATTAATGAAGCACTTATGTATATAAGTAATAAGTATAAGGACATATACTACATAGATGGTCCTTATGAGCATTTGTGTCATTATGCTGTACAATTGGATAAGAAAGTTGATTTTCATATGAGTGAGACTGAAGTTGAAATGCTCACATTAGAGTATAAAGAACTTGTTCAACAAATAATTAAGATTTATGAGACCCTTGAATCATGAAACAACTCACATTCAATAAAGAGGATAGTAGATGGTATATCTACTATCCTCAATGGACAGGTGATAAATCTGAATTAGAAATGGTAAGTGGTGCCGATACTTTACTTGACTATTTGTCAAAAGGTGTTGATACCATAACTGTTGATGTTTCAGAAACACCTATTGAGAATAGTATTGAACTGAAGAAACTACATCATCTATTTGGTGGTGCAGATTACAAAGTTGAGAATTGTCCTGATGTAACAAGAGCATGGTTATGCAGAGTTACAAAGTTTGTTTACGATGGCTACATGCCAAATTATTTATTTATAAAACAGTAGATTATGAAAGAAGTTATGATTGCACTCTTAGTAGTGTTTTTAATATGGTCACAGTATAAACTAAATCTAAAACGATAAGTATGAAACTATTCCATTACATGATAATCGCATTCTCATTAGTAATGATGATTATATCTTTAGGAGTTATGTTTATTAAACCATCTGAAGTTTATATTGCAATGTTAGTGTTTACAATGTCTGGTGTTTCAAGCACTATATCACTATATGCATTAGATAGAGTATCAAACCCCAAAAACTAAATAAAATGTCAGTTGAAATTACAAAAGACAACTATGATAAAGTTGTCAAAGAGTCTAATAAACTTATTTTATTAGATTTTTATGCCACATGGTGTGGCCCGTGCAAGACTATCAGTCCTATATTAGATGAACTCTCTAATGAGTATGCTGATACAGTTACTATAGGTAAAGTAGATGTAGATGAGAATGGTGATATCAATTCTGAATATGGTATAAGAGCAGTTCCTACTGTCTTATTCATCAAAGATGGTGTTGTTGTCAACAAGATTCTTGGTGCTAAACTCAAATCTGAATTCAAAGCAATCATTGATGCAAACTTATAATTATTAGTCATGGAAAAGAAAATTGCACAGTTACAAGAAAAGATTGAGTGGTACCAGCATGAACTTGAAGAACTACATGTATATGAACCAAGTGAAGACTGGTACAGATTACGTAGAAGTGAGATTGAGTTTAAGATTGCTTGTTTAGAGCAAACAATAGATGAATTAAAACGAGAAGAGTATATCAATCCAAGAAGACCAAGTGTATTAGCACTTATCTTACTTGTTGGTATTGCTATTCTCTTTAGTTACATGATCACAAAGTTGTAAATCAATTTAAATTAAGTATAATGACCGAAAAGAAAAGAAGAGGTAGACCTGCAAAAGTTAAAGCAGAACCAGTAGTAGATACTGTAGTGGATACAGTTGTAGAGCATTGGAAAAATGTAGTATCATCAAGAGATGAAATCATTGAAGATTTAGAACAAATGTTGGACAATGCATACAAAGAACAAGAAGAGATGCTTATGGAAATCAACAGATTTGTTATTGCATCTCAACAAGGTTTTGAAATGATTGAACGTGATACAGAACATATTAGTTTAGAAGATGTGATGTATCATATTGGTTACTTCAATAGAATAATGAACAAAAGATTTGCCACTAAAAAGTTTTAATATGAAAAAAGTAATTATTGTAATACTCGTATTGGCTATATTGGCTGGTGGTGGAATCTTTGGATACATGATGTATCAAGAATCACAAAACAAAGAAACAAAGTTTGACCCTGAATTTGGTAAGGTTCTAATCAAAATAGGACCTTTTGAAGACAGTGTAGAATTTATGAATGATTCAAAAAGTCTTACATCAGAGTTTGACATTGAAGACCGTGTGTTTGATGTATGTTTAGAAGCAAGAGGTTTGTGTAACAATCCTGATACTTTTGAGCCTATATCATGTAGAATTAGACAAAAAGGAGGTGATACTCTTGAGCTGGCACTTAAGTTTTCAGCATCTAATGCATATGGTGTGTCTAGTGAAGGTACAGTAGTATCATATCTTATCAATGATAGTCTAGTGAATACAATAGCATTCTAAGATTTTATTGGTCAAGTCAGGTAGCTCAGTGGTTAAGAGCAGGTGGTGCGGGAAATGTATTGATACCCAATCTATCGGACACAACTAATACAAGTAAAGTGTAAACACAGGTTCGAATCCTGTCCTGACTACGACTCTGTCAAGAGTTCTCAAATAGTTTAGTTTAAGGTACATTAGGTAAGTTCACGAGGAGAGAAGAGTGTCTCCTCATTTGGTCCCATAGCTCAACTGGATAGAGCACTACCCTTCTAAGGTATAGGTTATAGGTTCGACTCCTATTGGGATCACTATTTTATTGTTTAATTTAAATTTATGATTATGGGTTTTAAGAAAAAACCAGTTATTGATGTTCAACCAGTAGGTAAACTTCTGATAATTGATGAAAATGCAGAATTGTTACACGAGATATTTGGTATCAGTGAAGAACGTTCACAAGAACTATTAGACATATGTCTTGATGTATATAGTGAAAATAACCTTTTGCATGAATGTTTGACAACTGTTGTAGATAAATGTAACCACGTGAATGAGGTAGTATTTGCAACTATGGTAATGCAAAAAGTCATTGAATCATATGCTTTAAAAGATAGAATGACTGAAATGATGAACAAAAGATTTTAGATATGGACAGATATTTAATCAAATCTGTTTTGGGATTTAATCTCAAAGTAGAAATCAAAGATCAAGATGGCAATTTGATTAAAACTGGTATCAAACATACCAGTTTTCCTGTTATTTATAGAAACAGAATTCATTCAGGTGTCTTTGATAAAAGTTTCTTTACTTCATTTAATGAAGATTTGTTAGCAAAGATTAGACAACACAGAAGACTAAATGATTGATTATGAGAATAAGTGTTAACTATGATAATACTGATGTAGCAAAGGCTCTTGGTAAGATCCTCAAAGATCCAAATGCCGAGGAATTTGTTAAACTATTAACTCCTATGATTTGTACAAGTCAACATGCAAGTGAGTATTTCTTTAAACTTATGTTGGGTAATAAATTACCTGAAATTATACCTAATGGTACTCTATGTAGAACATCTGTAGCCAATCTTGGTTATGGTAGTAATAAAGAGGCTATCAAAGAAAAATTTGCTGATGCAGATGGGAATGTAATTGTTACTATAAAAGAATTTAGAGGCTTCCATGAGTATAGTCAGTATCATATTGAGTATACAGATGTTTTAGACAATGGTACTACCAAGACAGATATTACCTATGTTCAGTACAAAGATTTAGAAGTCATTGAAGAATTTTAAGAAAGTGTATCTGTGATATACTTTTCCTGACTAAATGAAAAGGGGAAGAGCAATCTTCCCTCTTTCATTGTTTAGCTATATATTGCTAAATATTATTAGTTTAAACTATCAGGGTCTTAATAAATGATCTATATTTATCTGCATATTTATATGCATGTAATGTTGTATCAACTTCCTAATGGGAAAGTAGTAGACCTATCAATAGAGGAATATCTTGATCTTACTGATGAAGATGTTCAGTATTTAATGTCAATTGATTATGGTCAGCATATAACAAATCCTTTCAAAGGGTCTGCTGTAGACCAAAATACAAAAGAAAAGTATTATGACTTTGAATTCCTTTCACAGGAATATGAAGACCCTAATGATATTATATCAGATGATATACCATTTGATGATATCATTGACTTATCTGATAACTTGGATATGTAATCTAGAGTCCGGAATCTAAATTACGAACTTACCTTAACTTGAGTAATTAAGGCTATAGTATCTACTCAAAAACAATCTAATTAATTTATTTATTAACTTTTAAAAACTGAGATTATGAACTCAAAAGTAATTGTATTGGCTGACGAAACAACTGGTGCTGTTGTTAATGTATCACAAAACAACACAGATTATGGATACATCCGTGTTCAACAAGTACGTACTATGATTGATGATAACGGTTTTCTTCGTAGAAAACCAGTTAGTGCATTGATTCCTGGTACATTGGCTGAATTGAAAGATTCAAGTTTCTTTGCCGGACAACAATTGGATGGTAAAATTGTGGTTGAAGAATCTCTTGAGCCATTCAATGAGAAAACACCAGAACGTGATTTGAAAATTGCTGGTGAAACAGGTGTAGTATGTACACTTGGTGGACTACCTATCTACCGTAGAACTAAAATGAGTTTTGATGGATCTGCATCAGATACTCTAATCAAACATGATAATGTTGAGCAACTACGTGCTGCTTATGCTGCACAATCAACAAAATCAAAAGCAATTACCCCTAATGAAGATTTCTCTATTGGTGGATAATAGTTTCTGATTGACAAAACTGAGAGGGACATTCGTGTCCCTCTCTTTATTTATGAATGTAAAAATTGTATGATTAAAATGGAAAAGTTAAAAATACAGGTAAGAAATTACCAATTGGATGGAAGCAAGACTTACATGCAATATGAACAAGATAAGTATTCTGTATATCAGAACTATCTTTACAAAAGAGCCCTCTATGGTTTAGAGTCTCTAACAGAAGAAGAACTTACTACAATGTGTAGTAAGAAGAAACAAAGAATTGTGAATGTATTTAAGAGAGCACAGACTGTTTTGAATACATTCAAACAAAGATTAACTATAAAGTATAGTAATGATTTCTTTGAACTTTTCTTTCCAAATGCAAAACTTACACAAGATGTATTAGAGTGCACGGAAGTAGATGAAAAGTACAAAAACACTTTAACTTTTAAAGATTTAAAAGTATCAAAAGATGACATAATCACTATCTTTATTGCAGAAGGTATTCTACCTAAAAACTTTTTAAGTTTAAAAGAATCACCGATTACTTTACCCAGTTTAAAGAATGAAAGTAAAACTCAAAGAATGTGATGGTTGTCAAAAGATGACTGTTATTTGGAAGAACCATGAGGGATTCAGGTATTGTAAACAATGCTGGAGTTGCCACAAAAGCGAAGATAATACACAGAAACCAACAAGTTCTGCTGTCCCTCGTGTGTCTTCTAAACAGAAAAAGAAAGACCAAGAATATCTGAAATTAAGAGAAAGATATCTAACAGAGAATCATTTGTGTATGGTGAAAGTAGGTGGTTGCACACATAATGCAACTGATGTACATCATACATATGCAGGATCTAATAGAGATGCTTTCTATCTAGTTCAGAGTACTTGGCTTGCAACATGTAGAAATTGTCATGATTGGATTCATGCAAGACCTGGAGATGCAAGATTAATGGGATGGTTAAAATAATACTTATGACAAAAGATGAAGTTCAATTAGAAGCACTTGATGCAACTTCTGGGAAACAGAAGTGTAGTGTAGTTCTAGGTACTGGTGTAGGTAAAACCCTTGTGGGTCTAAATCATATAGAACGTAACACTACAGGTTTAATGAAAGTTCTCATTGTTGCACCAAAACGGTCTATTTTCCAATCATGGAAAGATGATGCCGTCAAGTTTGACAAAGAGGACTTATTAGATAGAATGACATTTACTACTTATCTGAGCTTGAATAAACACAATCCTAATGACTATGATGTAATCTATCTAGATGAGGTTCATAGTTTGTTAGATAGTCACAGAAAATTTCTGGAACTTTATAAGGGTAGAATACTTGGTTTAACAGGTACACCACCCAAAAGAGGTTATTCAGAGAAAGGTAAGTTAGTCAATGAATTCTGTCCGGTAGTATATACTTTTAAGGCAGATGATGCTGTAGAGAATGGAATACTAAATGATTATCAGATCATAGTTCACAAACTGAGACTAAATCAAAACAAAGGTTATGTTGCAGAAATGAAAGGTAAATCATTTGTTACCACAGAGTATGATAACTATAACTATTGGTCTAGAAGAATTGATTTGGGTTCTGGTAATATGCAAATGCTTAGAGTTATGCGTATGAAGTCTATGATGGAATACCCAACAAAGGAAAAGTACACAAAGAAACTTATGGATAACATTCAGACTAAGTGTATCATCTTTGCTAATACTCAAGCACAAGCAGACAGACTATGTGAATATAGTTACCACAGCAAGAATAAGGAATCAGAAGAGAATCTTGAGAAATTTAAAGATGGTCAGATTACTAAACTATCTACTGTACTGCAATTAAGTGAAGGTGTAAACATTCCTAATCTTAAACAAGGAATTATTATGCATGCTTATGGTAATGAGAGAAAAGCAAGTCAGAGAATAGGTAGATTACTCAGACTTAATCCAGATGACAAAGCAATTGTACACATACTATGTTATGTAGATACAATTGATGAGAAATGGGTTACTGAAGCATTAGAATCATTTGATCAGAATAAAGTCTTATGGAAAGATTATGGGGTTAGTTTAGATTAACCCCTCATTTTTTCGTATATTAGAATTATATGGATACAAATAAAACACATAAGTTAGTGTTGTATAATGATGATCGTAATGATTATCTCTATGTGATTGCATGTCTTATTAGATTCTGCAAACATGAACCAGTACAAGCTGAACAATGTGCTATAATTGCTCATAGTGTAGGAAAATGTTCTGTAAAATCAGGTGATTATTTACAAATGTTAGAGTTAAAATCTGACTTTGAAGAATTAAAACTTAATACAGAAATTGAAACTTATGAAAGTTATTTGCATTGATTCAAGTAACAAGCCAGGTAAAATAGCAGAAAGTGAATGGATACAAGAAGGTATAGTTTATACCATTGTATCCTCTGTTAATATGGGTCTACAACCCGGTAAAATTGGTTTGAAACTTCAAGAAGTTGAGCTTACTCAAAAATCTTTTCCTTATGAATATTATGATTCATCAAGATTTCTTCCTATAGAAGGATTATTTGCTGAAGCAGAGAAATTAGAAAAGAAAGAAGTAGAACTAGATATTATATGATATGGAAGATTACACAAAAGATGATGTAATCAGTGCTTTTTTGAAGATAACTCAAAAGTCAAGAAAAAGAGTTCTGGTAGATCAGAGAAGTTACCTGATTGGTGTATTAGCATTTAGATTTATGATGTCTGAACATGCCATTGCTGATGCAGTTGGTTATAAAAGAACTAATATCAATTATAACAAGAGACTTGTATTACAATTGCATAATGATAAATCATACATGGAGAATGTCTATGTCTATGCTCAATTGTTCCCATTTGATTTTGATGTAATTGAAGTTACTACTAAAGTAGAAAGGTCAAGACGGATTGAATTAGATTTAGACAACAAGTTTTATAACAAACTAAAGGCAGCCGGTTCAATTCTAGGTCATGCAGACATTAGAATAACAATCAAATCCTTTTTAGAAAAAAGTTTAAAATTATGGGAAGAATGAAAGATCTCTGCATTGAAATAATTGAAGCTAATGGTGGTATACCAGAAGGTATGACTATAGCAGATGCAGTAAGGATGAAAGAATTAGAAATTTTTGAATGGAAACAATATGAGCGAGAACAAAAAAAAGACAGAATACAACAATATCAATCTCAAAATCCAGGAGAGGTTGCAAAGATTGAACAAGCCACAAAAAAGTTCACAAAAACTTACAGAACAACCAAAGAAGAAAGGAGTGAATAATGAAGAAGGAGACTAATAATAATTTCTATTTCTATGGCTACTGGGTACTTATTTCTTTACTGGCTATTATTGGTGCTGTTGGAGTAATAAAGTATCTTTTATATGGGTCATTTTATTAAATATCTGGTGGTTTGGATAAGTCAAAACTTATCTATGCCGTTCTGGATAGTAGGACATATACACTTGAGTGTTAATGTCTATGAGGATATCTATGAAATACTGGCTTCTGTAGGAATGAATCTTATAGTAGCCATAGGATTTATAATTGATTATATAGAAACAAGAAAATCAAAACAAGATGGAAAAACAAAAGATTAAGTACCAATCATGGTCAAAAGAAGAGATGGCACTACTTGCTCACCTTATGGGTGTAGCATTTAATGCTGGAAAGAATCAATCTGAAGCAGCAGAGTTTGCTTCAACTAAATTAGGTAGAAGCAAGTTAGCATGTCTAGGTCAGTTTCAAGCAAAAATGCGTAATAAACCATTATCAATTTGGTCATTACTACCTGAACCAGGAGAGTTAGATACTCCAATAGAACAAGAATCAGATACAGACATTGACAGAGAACCTAACTATGAAGAAAAACCTAGCTTTGTAGATGATCTTATGCAGAAGATGCGAAATCCAGGAGGATATATATCTATGTTTACTGATCCTAAAGTTCCAAAAATTACTGTTCATTCTGGAGAAGAACAAATGGCAGCTGAGATTCTTGTTAATACAGCAGATGTTATAGTAGTTAAGGCTAAGGGTTTAATTATTACAATAGAATTATAATGCAGTTGGCATCCTGGTTTTTATTGGTCACAGGATGGCTTCTAGTCTATGTGTTTGCTCTTGGGAAATCCAAGGGCAAGCATGCTAGGCCAACATCTGTTAAATACCAATATGACACACCCAAAGATTGGGCAGAAGACAGCACAGTAAACTACAACAAGAAGAACTACTGTGAGTATGTATATAATAAATTAGAATAGTATGGATTTTACATTAGGATTTGTCACTGGAGCATTTATTATGTTTGTAGTGGCTAAGAGACTCCAAATAGAATGGAGAAAAGAAATAGAAGAACTTAAGGACTTTGAAGTCTGGAAGGAGTGGAAAAATAAAAAACCATGACTCTCAGAGATACAGAACTAATAGGTAAACAGCTTGTAAAGAATGGATTTTATAGATCTAGTACTGATCATCACAATTATAAATCTCCTAGATCTAGTTGTGGTATAACAGTGCAGTTTCAAGCCTATGGTAGTGTTTGGATAGCAGTAATAACTCATGATATAGATACACATACTGTAATTAAATTTCATGGTCATGATACTGTATTTACCCCAGAGTGGTTAAGAGAAGAACACAAGAAATTACAAGCAATGTTTAAATTTTTAAGAACATAGAAATATGAGATATGATGTATTATTTAAAAACAAGAAGATTACTAAAATGATTCAGGATATATGTGACGAACATTATACTGTTGCAAAACCTATAGATAGTAATATGGGATACCTATGGTATATGTATAATGTTGGTCCTAAAAAAGGTTATTTCAAACCATTCATCTTTATGTCAGAGATAAACTTATTGATTAAAATGGGTTATCTTACTGAAGAAGAGAGGGACAACATGAAGGGTATGATTGTTAGCCCCGATGAAGAGAATATTTATATGGCAGCATTGTCATTATTAACTCTTCGTAAGAAAAGAATCAAAGATTTAGGTATTTGGACTGTAGACAATCCAAAGTACAGTGAATTAAACTATACAAAGGATATTATCAATCCAGAAGTATTTAATAAACAATGATGGGTTTAAAGATAGATATGATGGTTGAACACATTAAAAACCATAAGAAAGACTGGCCTGAAATACCTAAAGAGGTGTTGAGATTCTATCTTAAAGATAAGTTTAAATGTTCATCTTACATGGCTAATGAAGCCATTAAAAAATTATTTGAATCATGACAGAACAGGATTTACTAGATGCCGGATTTACTAAAATGCATGCTTTACATACTGATACACAAAATGGTTATGACTATTATTACTATATCAATAATGTTTGTGAAGGAGTAGTTCTTGTAAGCAATGGCAGTGATGAGTTAGTTAACGATAGATATCATGTGTATTCATTTGATATACCGTTAAAAATTTATTCAAAAGAAAAACTCAATGAGTTTATTTCATTAGTCAAACACTTAATTACATTTGAAAATGTTTAGTGGAAAGTTTAAGAAAACCAACGGTAAATTAATCTTCAACAGTCCCCAGGATAAACTTGCTTATGAGATTTTTGTAGGAAAGATTCCCGAGGGACAAGTTGTAGATATGTATTTAGATCTGGCTAGTGCAGATCATAGTAAAGCACAACTTGCAAAAGTACATGCTTGTATTAGAGAACTAGCAAAAGAATCCGGTTATACCTTTGATGAAATGAAAGGTGTAATTAAAAGTGCTTCTGGATTAGAAAACAAATCCTTTGCTGATTGTAGTAAAGATGATTTGATACTTGCTATTGAAGCTTGTATACAAATAGGAAAAGAACAGTTTAATTTGAACTTAGGGTAGGTTCTACATAACCTTCGTCACCCGGTTCAAGGATTTCCTTTTCCGTATACAAATTTAGCTCAGTAGATTTTTTCTCTATTTCAGCAAGTAAAAGAACCACAGTATAGAATGCTCTTTGTTGGTCATCAAGTTCTTCATACTTTTTTGTCAGAACAGCTTTAAAGTACTCTTCACCTTTTTCTTGGATATTCATCCCTTGAAGAAGTACAAATGAAGCAGCTTTAGCCATAAGATAAAAAGTTTTGTTGACTTGTATATCTATAATAGCATCATCATTGAGTTCTTTTGCCTTGATCATAATCTTAATTTTTACCAAAAATAACAAAAAAATGAAAATAGAACCTGAAATTGAAGAAATCAAACAAAAAATGTTTGATAAACTTGAACCCAGTGGTTGGGGTAGAATTTTTAAATCTTTTATATTTAGCACAGAGTTTACTAATATACTTAGTGAGCTATATAGGCTTAGTGTAACTGACAAAAGATTCACACCACCACTTAAACAAGTTTTTAGAGCATTTGAAGAATGTCCTTATGATGAACTTAAAGTAGTGGTAATTGGTCAGGATCCGTATCCACAGTTAGGAGTTGCAGATGGGATTGCATTTAGTTGTAGCAATACAGACAAACTGCAACCTAGTCTGAGATTTATATTGGATGAAGTAAACAGAACTGTTTACAATGGTCATCCACAAAGTACAGATGTAGATTTAAAGAGATGGTCTAATCAAGGCATTCTCATGTTAAATACTGCACTTACTACTGAAATAGGTAAAATTGGTGGACATTATGAAATTTGGAAACCGTTTACTGCATATTTATTAGATTCGTTGAATAATTACAATTCTGGATTAGTGTATGTCTACATGGGTAAAAAAGCTGAAGAGTGGTCTTCTCTTACTAACGACAATAACTATAAGTTTTTTGTTAAACATCCTGCTTCTGCTGCTTATAATGGCTCTAAATGGGATAGTATGGATGTCTTTAATGAAATATCTAAACTTGTAACTGATAACACGGGTAACATAATAAATTGGTAAAATGATAGAGATTTTCATGAAAGGGATTCAACAAGGTTTGACCCCAAACACATTCTATGTGTTGTATTGTATCAAAGAGAATATAATACCTCACAATTCAATAAATAAAGAGCTAGAATGTAAGAGATTACAGAAGGAAGGTTGGTTGACAGAAGACTTGCAATTGACAAATTTAAGCCTTATATTTACTACTGAAATAGACGGTTATTTCAAGAAATCCAAGAAGAAAACTTCTAAAGATTTACTGGGGCATAATTTTATGCAAAACATAGAGGCATATGTAAAGATATTTCCTAATAAGAAACTATCCTCTGGAAAATACGGTAGAGTACCAGCTAAGAATCTTGAGAATTCATTCAGATGGTTCTTTGAAAACTATAACTACAGCTGGGAAACAATCTTTAAGGCTACACAAAAGTATGTCAATGAGTATGAGACCCGGAACTATGAGTTTATGAGAAACTGTCAGTATTTCTTGAGAAAACAAAACCCTCTTGATAAAACATGGGAATCAGATCTCTCAATTCATTGTGAGTATATTAATGATAACCCTGATGATGATGTAATACCGTTTAGTGAGTTAATTGTATAATGTAAATTTTGATGCCTATGACAAAGTTATTTAATGGTGCCCGACACCTGTTACCTGTTAGTGAAAGAAGTAGTCTTGAGAAAGGTTTACTTAAAATGAAAGCCAAAAGAGAAGGTAAGTTACCTGCATTAATGAGTGCATGGCCTAAATTTAATGATGCCTTCTGTGATGGACTAGAATGGAGAACAATAACAGTCGTTGGTGCTAGACCTGGAACAGGTAAGACCCTTTTTATGGAACAGCTGGTTTCTGATATTATTGAGAAGAACCCTGACCAAGAATTTAGAGTTCTGAAGTTTCAGATGGAAATGGTTGATGAGACCAGTGCAATTAGAAAGTTTAGTCTGATTACAGGTGCTGATTACAATACACTAATGAGTAAAGGTGGACATCTCATAGATAAAAATTTATTTCAAAAGTGCGTTGACTATTACAAAGAGTCAATAAACAATGATATTGTAAATGTTATCTATGATGTATGTACTGTCAATGAGATGTGTTCTACAATTCATCATGAGTTGGAAAGACACAAGAAAGCTGATGGAACATATACAAACCTGCTTGTGACAATAGATCACTCTGCTCTGTTTAAAAATGATATTGGACAAAGAGACAAATTTGAAATGTTGGGATCTTTAGGTGAAGCACTCACCATGATGAAAAAGAACTATCCCGTAGCTTTTGTAGTCCTCAGTCAATTGAATAGAAACATAGATGACCCTAAGAGACAAGTAGAAGCCACTTACGGTAATTATGTGTTAGATTCTGATATCTATGGTTCTGATGCATTGTTACAACATGCTGATGTGGTAATGGGTATGAATAAACCTTCTATACGGAAGATAAAGAAATATGGTCCTGAAAAGTTCTTGATTGAAGATCCGGATACACTTGTGTTCCACTTCTTGAAATCTAGAAATGGTATGACCAGAATCAGTTTCTTTAAGCTTGATAGAACTACTATGAGAATAGTAGAGATACCTACACCACCAAGGGAAGTTGTACAGAAAATCCCAGTAAATTAATAATTATGAATAACAACAATTTGAGAAAAGAAAAAGAAAGAGAGTTCTATATGCAGCATATGGATACTTTCAAAGCAATTGGTCTGGCAGACCCTTTTTTCACAATTAAAACTGCATTCTACAAAAAAGGTAAATTTGGTAGGCAGTGTCAGTTTTTTGAGTGGGAATTGAAGAAAGGTGATGACATCTATATTGAGTTCTATGAGAATGTCTATGACAGCAATGGGAAGAATACAAATGTAGTTCCTATGTTAGAAGAAAGACAACTCTTCAAACTTAAGTTTAATCCCTTTTACAATGAAGAATATGATGTTACAGAAACTGTAGATTCAGATGGAAAAGTAGATAGAAAATATCTTGTTCCTGTCAATGAAATGGTTGCTGTACTATCAAGTGGTCAAGAGATTAGTCATTCTCTCTATGAAAAGAGAAAAGAAGATGCTAAACTTGACCTACCACAGTTGCAGAGTTCATTAAGTATCTTTCCTGATTTTGAAGTAGAATACGGAAAAGCATTAGTTGAAAACTCAACTGGTTCTGATTTTGACATTGATAAGGATGCTGACACAAGTACATTAGCAAATATTTCTTTGAGAGATTTTGCTGCTATTATGTTGGTTAAACCTGTCAGTGACAAGCAATGGTTAAATGATCTGATTAAACAAACAAAAAGTGAGATATGAGTATAGTACTTCCAACTAAAAAGGTTGCGGCAGAAAGAAAAAATCCTAAAAGAATTGTAATTTATTCTAAGCCAAAGACTGGTAAAACAACAGCCTATGCAGGTCTTGATGAAAATTTGATTCTTGACTTGGAGAATGGTTGTGAATATGTAGAAGCATTAAAAGTAAAGATTAGTAGTCTACAAGAACTATTGGATACTGGTAAAGCAATCAAAGCTGCCGGTAACCCATACAAGTTTGTTACTGTAGATACAGTTACTGCTTTAGAAGATATGATTATGCCACTGGCAGTCAAACTTTACAGAGCTACATCAATGGGTAAGAACTTTGATGGTGACACTGTAGTTACTTTAGCTAATGGTGCAGGATATTTATATATCCGTCAAGCATTCTTTCAAGTTTTGGATTTTATTGATACATTAGCACCCACAATTATCTTATCTGGTCATATCAAAGACAAGGTAGTAGATGATAAAGGTGAAATGGTCATGTCAGCAAACATTGACCTGACAGGTAAAATCAAATCTCTAATTTGTGCAAATGCAGATGCTATTGGGTATATGTACCGTAAGGGTAACAAGACCATTTTGTCTTTCAAGACGAATGAAGAAGTTACTTGTGGTGCAAGACCAGAACATTTGCGTAACGAAGAAATAGTAATTTCTGAAATGATTGATGGTGTCTTGACGACATCATGGGAAAAAGTTTTTGTTTAATAATTTAAAAAAGTAAAGTAAAATGGCTTTAAGTACAGATGATTTAGGTACCGGTGGATCCGGATTACCAAAAACAATTAGTCCAGGTAACAAAGTATTAAAGATCAATAACATTGAACTAGAGGAGTTCAAGTTTATCAAAGATGCATTCCATTTGGTAATGCATGTTGAAACTGAACCAATTCCTGGTTTTGAAGGTTTTGCTCTTGACAAAGACAATCCTGAGAAAGGACACTATGCAGGTCAGATTGGTAGAGTTAAAGCTTCTCAGTATGCATTTGCAGATGGTGAAACTAAAACAGGTGTAAAGATCCAAAGAGACAGATCTATTTTGTTGTTCTTACAAAATCTATGTAAGACACTCGGAGTAAATGATTGGATGGCTGCACAACATAACAAGCATGATACTATTGAAGAGTTTGTAGAAGCATTCAATAAAACTGCACCTATCAAAGATAAATATCTTGAGTACTGCATTGCTGGTAAAGAATATGTGGGTAAAACAGGATACACAAACTATGATATGTGGTTACCAAAAGCAGAAAATGGAAAGTATGCATTTGGTGAAGTTGAAGATGGCAAAGTTATAGTCTATAACGAAGCTAAACACTTAAAGAAACTTGAAAATAAAGATGTCTCTAACTTTGGAGATGATGATTTTACAGGTTCTAGTAAATCTTCTAATGATTTCTCTCTAGATTAAAATATTTAGGGGAAATCATATTAGGGTTTCCCCTAATTTTAAAACTTTAGAGTATGATTTCTACCAATGCAATAATATCTGATTTAAATGATGTCCCCAGAGAATGGGTCTTTGAACACTACCTCAAACTAACTGAAAGGTTATCGGGACAAAGTCTCAAAATCAAATCTGTTTTTAGTTCCAATGATAAGGTTCCTTCTATGTGTGTTTACACAGATAGTAAAGGCCATTATAAGTTTAAAGATTTTTCTTCAGGCTATGGTGGTGATGGATTAAACCTTGTAATGTATGTATGTAACCTTGATAGTCGTGGTAAAGCTTCTTTTAGAATAATGGAAGATTATGCCGACTATATAAGTAAAAATACATATGTACCTATTGTCTATAAACCACATAGCAAATATGTAGTTTCAGATTATGAAATGAGACATTGGAATACCCTTGACCAAGGGTACTGGCAAAACTTTAAGTTATCTTCAAGTCTTTTAGAAAAGTACAATGTATGTCCTTTATCTTTCTATACTATGATTAAGGAAGATGAGGGTAGAATACTAGATTCAATTACAATCAAAGGTAATTTTATCTATGGCTACTTCAGAGAAGATGGTACCTTGTATAAAATCTACACCCCAAAGAATAAAGATAACAAGTTCATTAAGGTTAAAGATTATATACAGGGAACTGATCAACTTGAGTATAAAGCCAAGTATCTTATTATTACATCTTCTTTAAAGGATTTAATGTGTTTCAAAAGACTATCAATTTCTGGTATTGAAGCAATTGCTCCTGACAGTGAGAATAGTGTCATTCCTGAGAACTTTATGAGACCTTTGATTAACAAATATCAAAAGATCATTGTAATGTTTGATAATGATGAGCCGGGACTCAAATCTGCCAAGAAATATCAAGAGAAATATGGTTTTGACTATGTAAACTTGGATATGTCTAAAGATTTGTCAGACTCAATTAAGGATCATGGTGTTGAAGCTGTGGTAAATAAATTATTCCCATTAATAAAAAGTGTAATATGAGTTGGAATTATCAAGGAATGGAATTCAATGAATTCTGTATTCCACAGGGAGCCGTTGGGTTCATTTATATTATGACTGCTATCATAGATGGTAAGTCTGTAGCCTATATTGGTAAGAAGAATTTCTTTGCTAATATCAAGAAACCTCTTGGTAAAAAAGCACTGGCAATGTCTACTGATAAAAGGTTAAAAAAGTACAAGAGGGAACTGAAACCTGATTTTATGAAGTATTACAGTAGTAATAAAGTACTGAAAGATGCTCATAAGCATGGTGTTATGATTAAAAGAGAAATCCTCATGATTTGTAAAACTCAAATGGAGTTGACATATCAAGAGGTAAAACACCAATTTTTATATGAGGTGTTAGAGAAAGAAGAATTCCTAAATGGGAATATCTTAGGTAGGTTTTATAAATTCAAATAAAATGATGACGGAATTAGAAATGACTGCCCTCTTATTTAAGTTGGCTGACCTTGGTGTGACTGGAATTCAAGTAAGTTATGATGGTGGAGGTGACTCAGGATGTATTGAAGCAATTACATATACAACCAAACCTTGTGAAACTCCAGAAGATGCTAATGATCTTGCAGATCAATATGGGCAAGGAGAAAATCTAGCTGATCTAGATCAAAATCTTTATGAACAGATTGAGAATTTTGCTCATAGTACTATTCTTGATGACATTGAAGATTGGTGGAATAATGAAGGTGGTTGGGGTCAATTATGTATTTGTGTTCCTTCAGGAAAATACATTGTAAACAGTCACATCAGAATTACTGAAACTGAAGATTATCAGCATGAAGGAGATTTATTAAGTAAAACTAAGAAGTAATGGCACATCCTTGGGAACATTCAAAATCATCAGCTAGAAAGTTTGGAGGGATACCTGATGACTACCATCACATTCATGAGTGGTTTGATGCTACTAAAGCATGGATAGCTCACAGTAAGCATAGGATGTTTAGACATCATGCTGAAGGTATCTTTGAATGTGAGAAGGTATTTGGTGTATCTTTTGTCAACTCTGCTGATAAAACTGTATACACAAGATATGTTGCAGAACAGCATGTTAAGGAGGATTGTAACAATTACATTCCGACAGCAAAAGAATGGGTGGATAACATTAATACACCTACAGAATGGATGATTAAAACACTTAAAATAGAAGACTGATGACACAAGAAAGAAAAGAAGAATGGTATTCTAAAATTAAAGAAGCATCTGCTATTTGGTTTAAAGAAAATCCTGATTATCATCCTGCATTTAATTATTATGATTCAGGTGAAGTTAGTATTCCAAATGATCCTGAGTACTATAGATTACCTACAGCAATGTGGAAAGAATATCATGAAGAATTGTATAATGCTAAAATAGAAGACTAATGGAACAAAGAATCAACATATTTACAGTGGATACTGTAATAGAAGATGGTAGTTACATAAAAGTAACGGGAGTATATCAGATACCTGAAGGTTCACCATTTGAAAGAGGTGATATACTAACTGAAGATAAATATAATGGTCATCAAATATATGTAGCGTTTGCTACTAAAGATGAAAATGGGAAAGATGGTTTAGTATTAGATGATAAAAGCAGGCATCCTACTATTAAAAAACCGTTTAGTGAAAAATTAATAAAAGATCTTAAACTTGGTATACACTTATTTAAAATAGAAGACTAATGGAAGATGTAAAGATTAAAATAGTTTTTAGAAATGAAACAAATTCTGATGAAAAAGAATTATTTATAGAATTTGAATGTAAAAAAGATGGGGATACAAAAGCTACTAATGTTGGTTTAGATCCACTTGTATTTAGTACAGAAGCTTCATTTATGGGTAGTATGTATATGGATACTGTTAATGTATTAATGACTATAAAAAAGTTATTTGATAATGAAGAAGCTTATGAAGGTCTTCATATACTGACTAGAGCAGAGTATAAAGAATATGTAACAAAAGTATTAGGTTATAAAATTGAAGACTGATGGAAAAACAACTGTTTATAATTGATGGCTACAGAATCTGGGCTAAGACATATGAAGATGCATATGCAAATTATTTAGTAATATCAAGATTATGATTTTTGACAAAGAAGAAACAAGAAATCTTATGATGATGTTGAAATCTGAAGATGCAGATAATCACATTATAGCATTTGAGACTTTGAGAAATATCAATACTAAAAAGAGTATTGGAGAATTACTTGTATTATTTAAATACGGAGGTCACAACTTGGAAAGTTGGAAAACTAACTGTTCCCCTCTTGGTTCAATACTTGAAGGACATGTAAATAGTTTTGTCTCTGCAAGTAACCTTACGGGACCCAGAACATTAAGTCTTATCATAGAGAATAAAGGTTCTGAAAACTCAATTGAGCTTTTCATGGAATACTTTGTCAGAGATATGACTTCTATGTTAGAACAGATTGGGTATCCCGTAGATAATTTTGAAATTAACATTAAACTTAAAGAAAATGGACAAGCAACAAAGTCTAAGTAAAACAAGTAAAGAGCTAATGTTGAAAGAGCCATATTATGGGTTCTTTTTGATTATGCTAAATAAATTATGGGACAGTAAACGTGTCCCTACTGCAGGTGTAAGTAAGAATGGTATTAACTATCAACTTGCTATTAATCCTGAATTTTGGGAAAGTCTATCTGAAGACCATAGATTAGGATTACTGAAACATGAGCTACTTCATATCGCTTTTGGTCACTTGACTACATTCTTTAAGTTTACTGATAAGAGACTTGCTAATGTTGCAATGGATATGGAAATTAATCAATACATAGATAAGGATTATCTTCCTGAAGGTGGTATTGATATAGATAACTATGATGATAGCCTAAATCTTGATAGAAAAGCCGGTGCCAGATATTATTATGACAAATTGAAGCAACTTCAAGATGAGAAAGATAAATCTGGTTCTTGTGGATGTGCTAAAATGGACGGTCTTCTAGAAGATATTGAAAACGGAAATACTCCTAATCATGATACTTGGGAAGAGTTTGAAAATCTTACTGAAGCAGAA